TTTGTCCTGCTATGAAAAAGCATGAGGTAATAAGCCTAGCCAACAAACACCCAGCACTAGCGCAGAGGGCTATTTCTATGGAAAGAAATGCTGTCCTAACAAGCGTTGTTGGGCTTGGGAGAAATTGGAAATGGGAAGATTTAATTAAAGCGGATTCTGCTCAGATGAGGCTATTCCAAGATTTGCCTGACGAAATACCATGCGGGTGCTACGACGGATGACCAAGGCTCAAGAGGAGCTACGCCGACGAGCACGCATACGCTGGCACTACGAAAAGCCGCCAGGGGTGATTCAGTGGGCAGAGCGCAACATTCAGCTCGATAGCCGGCTGACTGCTCGCCCCGGACTTTACAGCACGACGTGGACGCCATACGTGCGTGGCGTACTGGAAGCACTAGCCGATCCAGGCGTTCACACCGTCACGCTTTGCTGGGGATCGCAAACAGGCAAGACGCTTACGCTGGCAGTGTGGTTAGCCTACCGAATTGCGAACGACCCAGCGCCAGCGCTGCTAGTTATGCCTAACGCAGACTTAGCCCGCTCTTATAGCGAGACGCGACTAACTCCGATATTTGAGAAGTGCAGGCCGGTAAAGCAACTATTTCCGCAGGACATGGACGACCTAAAGATCCTCGAGATGCAGTTTGCGACCATGACGCTTTCTTTGGTGGGATCAAACAGCCCGGCCAATCTTTCCTCGCGCCCGATTTGCTTAGCCGTTTTGGATGAGCTGGATTCTTTTGCTGCGCCATCTGAAAAAGATGCGGCCGCTTACTCGCTAGCCTTAGAGCGCACCAAGGCGTTTCCGCAGCGTAAGCACGTGCTGACGAGCACGCCGACGTTGAACACCGGCGACATCTGGATAAACTATCAGGCTGGCAGCCAAGAAACCTACCACGTGCCGTGCCATTCCTGCGGTGACTTTCAGGCGATGGAGTTCGGTCAGATACGCTGGGACGAAACGGCAAGAGCCGAGGACGGTAAGTGGGACATGAAGCGAGTGTCTGAAACAGCTGCCTACTACTGCCCGAAGTGCGACGCCAAGTGGACGGAAAGTCATCGGCGCAAGGCGATTGAGCAGGGCAAGTGGGTGGCGGCTAACAACAGCGCGGAAACGGGCAGGCGCTCTTTCCGCTTGCCGAGCTGGTACTCGCCGACGATTACCTTTGCGGATTGCGCAAAAAAGTTTCTCACAGAAAAACATTATCTGCACGGATTGCAGGGGTGGGTCAACGGATGGAGTGCGATGCCGTGGGAAGATCAATTTGATGACGACGATTTAACAAACATACCGCCAGGTGCGTTTGGCAAGAAGCAGCTTTGGGAAACCGATCACATTAAACTAGCCGCAATCGATAGGCAGATCGACGAGTTCTGGTTTGTCGTCAGAGCGTTTGCTAGGGATGGATCAAGCCGTTTGATTGAGGAAGGCAGACGCCGAACGATTGAGGATATCGCCCAATCCTTGCAAGAGCTTGGCGTAAAAAATATACATACCTGCATTGACTCCGGCTACGAAACACAAGACACCTACAGGATTGCGGCACGTTACGGCTGGGTAGCCATTAAGGGAGAGGAGCGGCAGTTTTTCTATATTGAAGGCGTGGGCGGTCGAATGAAAAGCGTGCACAGCTCCGACCAACCGACCGACGCAGGATGCCGCCTGCTCTTGTTAAGCTCTCCGTCGTGTCAGGATTTGCTGGCGTGGTTACGCCGAGGGCAGGGGCCGATGTGGGAAGTAGCGCACGACGTTAGCCCGGAATACCGGGAGCACATGGCAAGCCATCGCAAGGCTCACCGAATCAACCGCAAAACGGGCAAAGATCTTTATGAGTGGATTAGAATCAAAGGCAGGCAGGATCACTTATACGATTGCGAAACCTACCTAGCTGGGCTGGCGGTATGGGGTAAAGTAATTCAAGCCGAGGCAGCTATGGCCCCAGAGGCAAAGGCGTGATTGACACGATTAGAACGGAGTCGTGGATCGTGCTCTCCTTTTTTCTCTCTGGATTCAGGCGTCTAAAAACGCTCAGGCTCTTGTCCTTGCCTTGGAAGCAATCGCAGCCGGCCAAGCCACCGTCTTTCAAAATGGCGGACGCACAATGATTTCGGCAAGCGTTGCTGGCAAATCTTTTAACTACCAAGTCACCTCTGGCATCACGCCGGTGGAGGTGGCGAAAGCGGCGCTAGACGGCTGGCGCTTAGTCAGCGGTAAGACCGATGCAGAGGTGACGGCAATCTTTACAGGCGATCAGACCCTAGTGACTTATCCGCGTTTTGTAGAAAAACCATTTTCGGTTGGATACTAATATGGGCCTAGGTTCAAAGATTATCACGACTTGGAGCCGCATGATCCGAGCCGTCGGCCCAGACACTCGTAAGCGTCGGTTTGTCGAAGCACAGCTAGGCGATACTCGGCTGGACGTTAGCGCCGCATCACGGCAGGCCATCTCATCGCTAGCCCGCTGGCTTTGCTATAACGATCCGACCATTCGCGGTGCAATCGACACCATCACCCGCAACACGATTGGCTCCGGCATTAAAGCGCAATCCCGCACCAGCGACGAGGCATGGAACACAGACGCCGAGGCGTGGTTTGATATGTGGAGCGGCAGCTGCGACGTAAGGGGAATTTTGGATTGGAACACCATGCAGCAGGTGGCCACCCGCACCATGTTACGGGATAACGAAATTTTTGCGCTGCTAACTGATAACGGTGACGGTTATCCGCTGATTCAGTTGGTTGAAGGGCACCGCTGCGAAACGCCAACCTACCTCGGGACAGAGACAAACATTTTTGACGGAGTGCGACTGAACAAAAACGGCAGGCCGCTGAGCTACTACATTCGCACGGGTAACGACGGCGAGAAATTTACTGAGGTGCAGGCAAATGATTTGATCTTGCTGGCAGAACGCGATCGGGCTGATGAGGTGCGATCGATTAGCAAGCTGGCATCTTGCATTAACACTTGCCTCGATAGATCGGAAATTCTTGAGACAGAAATGCTTGCGCTAAAAAGAGCTGGGCAGATTGGGCTAGCTTTAGAGTCTACCACCAACAGCGGCCCCGGCTTTTTTAACCCGACCGAAACAGACGATTACAACCTAACCACAGACAAAATCTTTGGCGGCGGTGCGTTGCTAAATGTTCCGATGGGGAAAGTATTGCGAGAGATTAAAAATGATCGGCCTAGCCAAAATCTGCAGACCCACATGGATCAGTACTTAAAGGCCATCGCTCAAACCCTCGGCCTGCCGTATGCGATGATGTGGGATCCATCGACACTGAGCGGGCCTAATACCCGCCTTATTCTTGGCCAAGCACAGCGCCGGTTTGATGAGGTCGCGCAGACAGTGGTAACGCAATTTATTTCAAGGATCTGAAAGTGGGCGCTAGCCAAAGCGATTAAGCGTGGAGAGCTGACCCCACCCAGGGGAATGACAATGTGGTGGGCAGCCGAGTATCACACGCCAGCAAAAGCGACCATAGACGCCGGTCGGGATTCTGCAGCTGATCGGGAGGATTTGAAGATGGGCCTGACCAGTATGGCATCCATATACGCCTCCCGCGGAGAGGACTATCAAACAGCCATTAACCAAAGGATCGCTGAATCACTTTACATCCAAAAGCAGTGCGCGGCCGCTGGGATTGATACGACCGCAGTGCAGATTTTTAGTAACCAACCAGCGCCAACCGTAGCTGTCACTCCGCCCAGCATCCCGCCGGCGCAAGACGCCACCGTTACCCCGGCGCTAAAAGCAGGGGAGGCGACCGTGCACTTGACTATGGCCGAGCCGGAGACTGCTCCTGCACCCGCCCCTACCACCGATACTTTTACTATGCGCGACGATGCTGACTTTACTCTGACCAAAGCCGAGCAGGACATGGTCGTCTCTGCTTTAGGCATCGGCAAATACCGGCCGAAGGCAAAAGCAAAAAAGAAAAAATAGTTGCTACCCTGCCTAGTAGGAGCAGGCTAAGCGAGGCGATTGCAGAACTTGAAAAGATTCACGCTCACTTAACTCCTCCGCCTCCTCCGCAGGACTAATTTGACACGCCATGCCCGCGCATGGCTTCAACAAAACTATTTAAGGGAATTTCCGTCATCACCGCTGGCCCCGCTTTAGGCCACGGCATGACTATTGACGCCGACACCCTAGAGCAAGTTGTCCGGGCCGGTAATGAGCTGGGGCAAATTAAGGTACTTTCGGATCACAGCTCTAGCGTTTCTAACATCATCGGGTACTTAGAGAACTTTAGCTTAGACGGAGGCCGTGTCCGTGCGGATCTAACCCTGCTGGAAAGCCATGATGGCTTTGCCTATTTTAGCGAGCTACTAAGCACCCTGCCAGGACAGATTGGCTTTTCGATCAGCTTCTCTGGAATCCCGCGTGAAGCAGCAGATGGCACAATGCTGGCCGACGTGAACACGCTTTTGTCCGTCGACCTTGTGACCCAACCGGCAGCCAACCCAACAGGCGTTTATTCCGCACGAGTTGACACACTCAAAACGCTTAATATGGATACAACCATAAAGGAATCAGCGCCGGTTATCGAAACCGCGCCCGCAGCACCGGCGGCCCCGGCGTTTAATGCCGAGCTGGCCATCGCCGCTCTCTCCGCCCGCATCGACGAACTTGTCGGCAAATTTGCCGCCAAGTTTGAAGCCGTGGTCGAGGAAGCTCCCGTAGCCGCTGAACCCGCCGTAACCGAAGCCGCCCCAGAAGTCGTGGCCGAAGTTGCTGCCGAACTTTCCGAGAACCCCAAGATCGTTGCCTTAAACAACGAGCTTGCCCGTCTCAAAATTGATTTAGAAGCCAGCAAGGGAACAAAACCCCTTGAAATTGTGGCACCCACCCTTTCCCGCGCTGAGTTGCTGAAGCAATTCAACGAGGAAAAAAATCCCGGTCGTGCGGCCGTGATTTATCAAAAACTAAACACGCTCGCACGATAACCAAGAAAGAAGGATAGATATATGGCAAATAGTCTCGCCTCAGTCAGCAACGGAAAGTTAGTTTCCCAACGGGCACTTAGCTTGCTCGTCGAGCAATTCCCTTTCCTCACGTCCGCCTACGCGGACTTCTCCGACGCTTCCGCCCGTAAAGGCGACGTCATCACCACCCATCTAGTGACTGCGGCGACTGCCGTAGCCTACAGCACATCCAACGGCTACGTCGCGGGAGACCGCACGCAGACGGATTGCATTGTGACCTTGAACAACCTTGTTCATAGCACCGTGGCAATCAACGACGATGAAGCAGCCAGCTCCTCAATCAACTTAATCGAGCGCTTTGCCGCATCGGCCGCACACGCCTTGGGCAAACAGATGGTCGACACCTTGCTCGGCACGATCAGCGCCGCGTCCTACACCTCCACGATGACCGTGGCGGCGGACGTTCTCAGCTATCGCTCCATCGTTTCGATGGGTGTAACGCTGGATAGCAACAAAGTGCCTAGCGCCAGCCGCTACGCCATTGTTAGCCCGAACAACAAAGCCAGCTTGCTCAACGACTCCTCGATCGTGGCGAATGCCCAGATCCAAGGTGACGCAATCCGCACCGGCTCAGTTGGAATCGTGAACGGCATCGAAGTGTTCAGTTATCCTTCGCTCCCTTCCGCGATCAGCAAAGGCTTTGCGGCCCAACAGGAAGCGCTTCTCGTGGCGGCCCGTCTGCCCGAAGTGCCCAACGATTACCCTGGCAGCGTAGAAAACGTCACGGAACCCGTGTCTGGCCTGAGCTTGCAAATGCGCGAGTTCTACAACCCGACTCTCGGAACCCGTAACCGTTCCTACATCTTGCTCTACGGCTGCGGCCGTGGATCGACAGCCTCACTGGTTCGCTTGGTCTAAGTTAGAGAATCATCTGGGTTGCCCGGTGCATCGGGGGGTGCACCGGGCTTTCCCAACCTAAAAAATATGAATACCCCCCTTGTCTCTCTAGCTATTATCGTCGGCCCCAACGAAGGGGAGCTAGTTGCCCGTTTAATTAAGTGCACCGCCGGCCTATGGGACGAAGTCGTCTGCGTGTCGGCTTGCGGTAAAAATGATGCGCAGGGTGTGCGTATTTGCGCACAGGAGGCCGCTGGCGAGGCTTTGGTCTGGGGAGAGTATCTGAACGCACCCGAAAACGCCGACTGGCCCCACATCGATCATTTTGCTGCCGCTCGTAACAAAGCCTTTAGCTTGGCGACGGGCAAATATGTCGTCTGGTTTGATTCTGACGACTTGCTTGACCCAGGGCAGGCGAAGCTACACCGGGACGCAGTCGAACAGCGGGAGGCGCAGGAGAAGGGCTGGGAGATCCTTGTAACCCGGTACGACGTGCAGAACAGCGGAATGCGGGACAATCGCAGAGAAAGAATATTCCGTCGCCAACCCGACGGCAGCCTGCCCGCCATCTGGGAACGAGCCGTGCACGAAAGGGTAAAGGCAGTGCCCAACATGGCGGTGGGATTGGCGGATCACCTTGTAGTCATTCACGCCCCGAACACCTGCAAGAAAAACAGCAGCGAACGCAACAAACGTATCCTCGGCACTCTTTTACAGCATACGGGGATGAATCTGTACTACTTAGCCCAAGAGGGATATCTGCGCGGGACATATCAGGAATCTATTGGCCCCACTCTTTTAGGGCTAGAGCATCCAGACCTGGGCGAAACCGAGCGCTACCAGCTCTACTGCATGGCTGGCGTGATGTGCGCCGATCATGTAAAAAAACGGAAATACTTGGGCAGGGGGATTACACTTTGCCCGACTCGTCGAGAGGCTTACGGCCATCTGGCCACCGTGCTTATCGATGAGGGTAATTTTAGCGAAGCCGTCAGACTTTTAAACTTAGTCGAAATGTTGCCCAGGCCGCAGGGCGTGATCTGGAACTTGGACGCCAAGTGGTACGGACACCTGCCCAAAATGCTTATTGAACAGTGCCTAAGAGCCGTTGGCCAAACCGCAGACGCCGATCGCTGCGTGCGTGAATCTTTCCGTCAAAACTGGGGGCAGATTACTATGGTCTTTAACGGGCCATTTATGGATTGCTTTAGATTGCATAAATTCTTTATCGATACCTCAGACAATCCGGCAGCCATACAGGCTTTATTTATAACCGACCCTGGTACTGAGATTGCCGGCAAACGCATACACATTGTGAAAGATGCGGAGGAGGCCACCGCAAAAGCGCTGGGTGGCATCGTGCTCTTTGTAAAATGTGCGGCAGATACAATCTGCCCGCCGCTGCGCTGGGACGTGGATCTGCTATCTGCCGGCACTGTTCCAGCCGCCGCCGTTTTACTGCCTAGCCCAGTCGATAGGGTGGGCAAAGTAGTGGTGGGACTCACCACCACTCCCACCCGAATCCATAAGATACTGCCGACGATTCAAAGTCTGCTGCGCCAAAACCGTCCGGCAGATCGGATTATTTTGTCGGTGCCTGATAAACTGGCACGGACGGGAGAACGCTTTGGCGATATACCTAAAGAGCTACAAGCGCTGGCCGATTCTGGTAAATTAGAAATTCACAGGACACAAGATTACGGCCCAGCCACAAAGTTTGTCGGGCTGATGGAATCGGAGGCCGATCCCGAAGCGCAGCTGGTCTGGCTAGACGACGACATTCTTTACGGCCCCACACTTTTGCAGGTGCTCGCCGACGAGCTAAAAAACAAAACAAAGACGGCGTTAGGCATCTGCGGATTTTTTATGACGGGCAAGACTGGCTATGCTATCGCCCCCGACCATCTCGGCGCGGCCGAGATTCTTGAGGGATTTGCAGGGGTGACTTGCCGACGCCAAGACATGCCCAAGGCAGAGCTGTGGCCGGCGATGACCGCTAAGCAGTTTGTCGCGCTTAGCCCCAAAGAGCGTGCCAGTTTTATGGCGGACGATTTTGTTATGAGTCACGCCTTGCGGGCCAACGGCATCGCAACTCTAGTCTGCAACACGCCAGATCTAAACCGTACTAACGGCCTGCGCATTAGGCCGGAGGGGCTAGGCAAAGATGCCTTGCAAAATAATAAAGGCACTGGCGGCAACCTAGCGGCCTATGCGCTTTTAAAGGGGTGAACAAAACTCTGACCGTGTCGGGCTATAATCGGCCTGACTACTTTACGCAAACCCTGCAAGCGCTTTCAGCCTGCGACGGCGTGGGCGAGTACGACATCGTCTGCGTGTTAGATCGTTCAAATAAAACCGACGAGCTTGTAGAAATTGCCAAGCAGATGGGCCTCACCACGCTTAGCCCAGTCGAACATATGGGCTGCGGGGCGACGATCCGCTACTGCATGGAAACGGGATTTCGTAACAGCGATTTTCATGTGCACCTAGAGGACGATACCGTGCCTAGCCCAGACTGCCTGCGCTGGTTTGAGTGGGCGGCCAACTGGGCGTCACCGATGACCCTGACGATCAGCGCCTACAATCAGCACGGCGGAGAAGCAGAGCCTGAGATGGCAAGTTTTAGAAAGTGGTTTACCCCGTGGGGCTGGGCCACTTGGCGTAGCCATTGGGAAAAGTATTTGGCGCCTAGGTGGGATAACTCTTTTTGGGACGGAGGCATCCAGCGCATTCGATCCGAGCTGGCCATGGGGGAACTATATCCGCGAGTCAGTCGCATCCAAAACATAGGGGCAACGCGGGGCGCTTTTTGTCCGAGCGCAGAATTTCACCAAGAAAATCATCACGCCACCAGAGTGGCCACAGCACAAGAAAAGAGAACACGATGGATAGTAAGCTAGAACATTTAGGCAATATAAGTGGCGAGGATTGGTTTAGCTTTGCCGGAGTTTACCGCAGGATCGTGGCGGCTTGCCCAGCGGACGGAAAGATCGTGGAAGTAGGCAGCTGGAAGGGTAGATCTACAGCTTTCCTGCTTGTCGAGGCTTGGAACAAATCGCCCAGGATCGAGATCTACGCTGTCGATACTTGGCTGGGTAGCGAGGAACACGCAGGGCAGGATTGCATTAAGAACGGCACGCTCTACGAGGAGTTTCTGGCAAACGTGAAACCAGTCTCCCGCCAGCTGGTGCCGTTGCGCATGACTAGCCTAAAGGGGGCAAACTTTTTCCCCGATCAATCGCTAGACGCAGTTTTTATCGACGCCGCCCACGACTACGAAAACGTTAAGGCGGATATTTTAGCCTGGTTGCCCAAGGTAAAAAAAGGGGGGCTGATCGGCGGGCACGATTATCAGTGCGGCTGGGGCGGGGTGGATTTAGCCGTGCAGCAAACTATGGGAGAAGTTGAAGCCACAGAATGTTCTTGGCTGAAGCAACTTTGACAACTTGTTCTCAACCGTGACCGAACTCCAAACCCTTATGACTACTGGCGTGGTCGACATGATTTCAGCCAATCCAACTACCGCCACTGTTAGTGGCCTGCCCGTCCGGGGTGTCTACACCCCTAACGAACAAACGGCTGAGCTGGGCATGGGCGGATTTGTAAACCCGCAAAATGCCGAGTTTGTTTGCCTAACCAGCGCCGTCAGCTTGCCCGCACTAATGACGATCGTGACGGTAGGCGGATCACCTAAAAGACTTACTGGCGTACAATCCGATCAGGGGGTGACGACTCTGATCCTGGCAGATCCAGAGGATGTGCGATGAGTTTGAGGCTTGCAGCAGAGGACGGCTTGGCCGCCTACCTATCCACAGCCAGTAAACCCGCTGGGCTTTATGTGCAGGCAGGGCACCGCATTACCGATCTGCAGCTACCTGCGGCCGTGGTACACGCTGAATCTAGCGTGCCAGTAATTGAGGGCAGTTTAGCAACCACCCGCAAAGTAACCTTTACCTGCACTATTATGACGCCACTAGAGGTGGCCAGCACAGTCACAGCTCATCGTTCAGCCTTTGATTGGCTTAATACCCAGCTAGCGGCAGTGACTACGATTGCCGGAGCCACTCTGATGGGCGGGTATTTGGGTGAGGAGAGCACTGGATCTAACGATAAGGTGATGGAAGATTCGGTAAAGTTTACCGCCTTTGTAGTGCCCAGTTGACACGTAAGGAAAAAGCAATATGGCTATGACGTATGGAGTAACTGCAGGAATCTCGCAAAACATTAACAATAATGAGGAGTACGTATTCATAACGGGCACTGACGGCACGATTGTTAAGCACATTAAAAAATACAAAAGAATCGAAACTGTCACTGAGACCCTGCCCAACAGCTTTGCTTTCCCAGCAGTTGCTACAGCTGGAAGTTTTCGCCAAGAGCTTCGCCTGTCGAACACAGATTTTGCCCGGCTGACTAACACTGCCGTGACGTTCTCGACAATCGCCTAAGGAAATAAATTTATGCCATACAAAGGATTCACTGGGGTAACGAGCATCACGGGTATTGAAGAATTTATTTCCATGACGATCACTGGCGAACTGACCGAGATCGTGATTGATCCCGGCACAGCCAACACCGCCCCCACTGTCACCACCTACTACAATCCGCGCTACAACGCTTCCATCGAGGGCATCAGCTCTGGCACGTCCGTGCCGGCAACATTTACAATCGACGGCAACACCTTTGTAAAAACGGGTGAGAATCTTACGAAAACGGTTGGCGATGTTGTGAAGGTTAGCGTGACCGGCGTTTATAACCCTTCCAGCTCTTTGCAGAGTTAGTCTAAACGCGAGCGGGCGATGAATCGCCACTTTGCCGAGTCTTTTCTAAACCGCGCAGATCACTGCGTGCTGGGCTTACCGCTACGGCCACTAAGCTTGTGGCACATGTTCAATCTTGAGGTCGCTCAATCCCCTTACTTTATTGGGGGCAGTTTCCCTACGGCAAAAGATTTGCGCCTTGCGGTAAACATTTGCCGGACAGACTTCCCGCGATTGCCTGACTTGTCCGATCGCACTTTTTACCGTAACTGGCTGAAAAGCTGGCGCTGCAAGTTTCTGATTGAGACAGCAAAATTTAATGTTTACCTCGACGACTTTAATGCCTTGCCGCAGCTCTGGCAGCCGGAGCGCGGCAAGAGCGGCGGCCGGGAGCCTACGGGCCTGCCCTGGGCGCTGGCCATTGTCACGGGGGTGTGCGGATCTACGGGTTGGAGTGCAGAGTACGTTTGGAACATGCCGATCGGGCAGGCGTACTGGTACCACGTGGGCTTTGCCATGCAGCGAGGATCAAGCGTGGATCTGCTTAGTGAGGGCGAGTTGCTGGCCATTGAGACTGTTCGGGCGCGGAGAGCAGGGAAGTGATTGAGAAAATCACCATAGACGATCGGGAGCTTCAGCAAGCCTTACTGCGTTTTTATAAAACCAAAACGCCAGCACAAGTCATGCGAGCACAGGCCAGGTTAATGGCTGTAAATCTTGCTTTTCAAACGCAACCCTTTGGAGGGACTAAGGCAGTAGGCGGCCAGCAAGATAGCGCCAAGAATCAAGGGGAAGGAGCTGTGGCTAGGGACATACGCAAAGCAATAAAAACGCCTAGCGATATATTCCAGACAATAGAAAAACAGGGCATCGGAGCAGGTCGCGCTTTTGTCGCTATGATGCGTAAGGGGGATTTTGATTTAGCTAGGAATTTGTTGGTGCGCTTGCGTGTGCCAGGACTGATGCAAGCAAAGGTGGGCACGATGAGTTCTACGGCTCATAAGCAGGCCCTGAGGCCAATTCCCAAAAGACCGAGAATGAGCACTCGCCAAGAGCCGCTCTTAATTACAAACGATAGAATCCCGCTGCGCCAATACGTTAAAGAAATACAAAAAAGGGTAGGCATCGCAAAGGGCGGCTGGGCCGCTTGTGCCATGCAGCTTGGGGGCACCAGAGGCAGAATGGGCACAAATGTAGAGGGCGCTGAGCAGCAAGCGGTGCCCGCTTGGGTAAAGCGTCACGCTGGCAACCGAGCTACGGGCACAGTGCTAGATCAGTCGGACAACTTTTTTACTGGGTTAATCAGAATGATAAACCATGTGCCGTGGGTAAGTAATTGTCTGACAGATGCACAGGCACAGAGGGCTATTGACATTCAGGCAGAAAAGATGAAACGGGCTTTAGATAGTGCATTTGGCGCAGACCTAAAAGCCTCTGGATTTTAAGTCATGGCAAAACTAGCAATCGATGTCGTACTGAATAAAGCCGGAGCTATGACTGGCCTGCGTGGCCTGGAAAAAGACGTCGGCTCCTTTGCAAAATCTGCCGTCGGATTAGTCGGGATCGGCGGCGGCCTTGCAGGTCTAGTTGCAGGTATCGACAACATATTGGCCAAAGCAGGACAACTGCAGGATGTGTCGGACGCCTTTAACGTAAGCGCAGAAAGCATCCAGCGCTTAGCGGCCGTAGGCGTCACAGCAAATCTATCCATCGAGGAAATAGGCAGCAAACTAGGTAAGCTGGGCAAAGCCGCTCAAGACGCGGCTGGCGGTAACACTGAGCTGGCAAAAACATTTGCAAAAATCGGAGTCACGGGGCAGGACTTGGTTCGTTTAAACCCAGAGGAATTGTTTAATAAATTGCGCGAGGCAGTTAGCTCCGGCGCACTAGCCAGTGAAGAATTAAAAGTAGTAAACGAATTACTTGCTAAAGATTACCAGCGCTTCCTCCCCATTCTTCGCATGACAACTGAGGAGTATACTAAATTAGGCAACGCCAGCGCAGTAATGTCTGACGCTATGGTTGCTAGCTTAGACGCGGCTAACGTAACTTTAAGGCAATTTCAAAATCAAGTCTCTCAAGTAACTGCGCTAGCTGCAGGATCTTTTCTAGACCTAGTTGCGGTTTTTAAGGAAAACCCGCTGCTGCTTTTAGAGCCTATGGGCGACAATGTGGAAAAAGCTCTAAAAGACAGGGAAGAAAAAATAAAGAAAGCCATAGCCGACGAGCGCAAGCTACGGGGAGGAATGGAGAAAGAGGTGGTCGATCAAAAGAAATTAGAGGAGGAGCAGAAGGCATTTGATCAGTCGGAAAAAGCAGCTGCTCGGCACGAGCTAAAATTAATTGAAGCGACGATATCTAGCAAAGAACTTGCCGAAAAGATGAAGCAGGATATTGAGGAGAAGTACCGGCAGCGCAGCTTGCAGCGGGCAGAAGAACATGAGCGCAGAAAGGCCGAACTGATCCCGCAGATTGAGGATCTGGAAGCGAAGATCTCTGGCCCTGCCGCCGAAATGGAGCTACTGGAAAATAGAGCCAGAGCAGCCGCTGAAACTGCGCGAACCAGCGGCAGCGCGGAGGACACGGCAGAGGCTCGTAAAGCGCAGCTGGATTTACAGCAAGCAAAAGAGCGTGATTTGCGCGACCGCGGTTTTGGCGAGCAATCATTTAACCGGGCAAAGGCCGCCACAGAGTCAGTGGTGGGCGCCCTACCTACTGCCAGCGAGCTTCGTGACATCCCATCCACAACAGAGGCACAACGCACGCAACCTGTGAGACTAGAAAACCCACCCAACCTGCAAGGCATACTGGATAAGCTGGATCTACTCATCAAAAACGCCGGGGTGTTTAGCTAATGGCTAGGGGCAGTAGCTACGGTGGGGGCAGCGGCGGATCCGTCCCAAACACGGGCGTCGAGATGCTGGGCGGCGGCGGCAGCTTTCAATCTACCGGCAAAACCACGATTAACAAAAAGTATTTTGTTACTGAATTTGCACAGCTCGAAACAGCTCCAAAAGTTGAAGGCTATCAAGCCACAAAC